AGTGACAGACGGAGCGCCAGCGGAAAATGAAAACTTGTCGTCGTCTACTCTGATACGGTATTTATCATGGGTAGGGTGAGTATCGTCAAAAACTAAAGTCGGAACACCAGCTTCTAGAGTAAGTGATTCATACATAACCACTTCACCAGCAAAGGTTGAAGAGGCTGTTGAGGTCGCCACATAATTAGGCGCACTATGATAATCACCATTAGCTGGATAGACAAAGCCACCACCGTCTACATGGAGAGATGAGCCGCTGCCACAAGCAACAGCTGTCACAACTCCACTTGCATCTGTTGAAAGACAAAGGTCTGCAGAAGCTAAACCGGGGATAGTTAGCCCCCAAGAAGCTAATGAAGGTACTAAATCACCACCAGAGAGTTTCCAGAGTACATTATTTACATTACTTACCGCTCCCAAGGACTGCGGTTCTTCTGTCTGAGGAACAACAAATATAATACCTATCGCTACCGCGACATATATCCCCATCATTCCTGCTAGTAGTTGTTTAGCGTTCATAAGCAAATGTGCAACCGTCACCATTAACAGTTGAGTCAATATAAATCTTTGATAAATCTCCAACCTTCACTGTGATACTGCCCAGAGGAGTGAGAATGGCTCCTTGCTGTGTTCCTTCTGCTGCTACGACTGAACTATCACCCACTGCAATTAAGCCAGAGTTGTCAGATTCTGCAGTAATAGTGATATTCTCACACCGTTCCTTAGTAGTTTGAAGCTGCACCGCTGTTCCGGCAGTCGTGACCACTTTTCGACCAGAGTACAAACCACCATTAGGGGCTTCTTTTACTCCACCACTATTTGTAATAGCCATCATAAGCCCTTCGATTTGTTTTGGATTGATACTAACCTGATCCTTTGGTTTCGCTTCAAGAATTGCCTTACCAAAAGCATCGAATGACTCTGTGTAATCAGCTGGCTTCATTGCTTCCAAAGCATTCAACATTAGCACCATCATTTTTTCCATTTGTGTGAAGTCAGGAGCTTCTACCTTTATTGGTGTACGATCTACCTTTACTTCAAATTTCGGATTTGCTACTTTTTCAAGAGCAGAAGTCTGTCGACCTAATACATCTTTTAGTGTCGCTGTTTGAGTATTAATAGCCTTTTGGACTCCACCATCGTCCTTTTTTTCAGAAGCTTTTATAGCTGCAACAATTTTATCCGACGCCATAGCAATCCTCTTTTCAAGATACTTAAGCGCGGCATTCATTAATTTTTGTATATCAATCATAATTATTTAACTAAAGCTTGAGCCCCTTCATCTAAAGGATTCATTCCACCTGGTGATGGTATTGGAGCCCCACCCTGCTCAGCTGGCTGCTCCTCTGCTCCCGCCGGAGCTTGTGGTGGTTGCGACTGCTTATAATCTTCCATCCTCTTCCCTCGGAACGCCAACTTCTCTTTCAGGTAGGTATCTATATTCGCTTGGAAGAACTGTGGAACCAGTGTAGCAAGCCATTGAACTTCACTATCGAACTCAGCTTGCTCCAGATCCTTTTCTTTCTTATGGAATGAATCAGGAATGATTTTGAAGTCGTACTTCCAGTCATCAATATATGACTTCATTATTGAAACAATCTTGTAAGCCATCCCCTGCTCTTCCATTGCTGCAGCTCGACTCTCGAGCTCATCATTAGTCATCATCTTAGCCTTAGTTTTGGCGATATGAATATCAAGGACTCCACGATAACCGTCACCAAATTCGTAATCTTCAATCGAGATAATCTGATCCTTCATGTCACTACTAGCAGCTTTATCATTTATGAAGTGTGAAATATTCACTTGAGTACGTAGTCGAGTCTTTTGTAGCCATAGGTTTTCAAGAGATAGATAAAGAGCTCCCTTAATTTCCTGGGCTCTAGTATCTGCAATTACTACTTCACGCGCTGTTCGTTCCCCGCCAGCTGATTGACCCTGTTGAGCTTTATCAACTGAAATCGTTTCAAGCCCCTTATCAAGAATAGAAAGCATCATGAACTCCCCTTGGTTAGGTCCCTCGTAAGGGAATGGCTTCACGTCATTAATATCAGGAACATAGAACTTGTTATCTTCATCAACTAATTGATCCTGAACATCAAGTAGATCCTTATTTTGTAGACCAACAAGGAATGGCTTCTTAGCTGACCGGTAGAGCTTATCAATAATCGTATTGATAACAGTATTCTTGTGCTCTTGGTACGCTTCCATAATCTGACCAAAAGGCATACCAACAAAGAAGTTGGTATTAGCGTAAGCTTCACCTTGCTGTACAGCGAAAGGATAGGCTTTTTCCTTATCACCCCAAAGAATTGGTGCAGTTAATACGTTGATACCATTAATCCAGATCTCATACTTGTCTCGTTCCTTATCGTATAGTCGAAAGACTTCATACTCATCTTCTTCTTGAGTAATTCGTTCACTCCATCGTTCAAAGAACGTAGAGGAAGTTAATTGAGAAATTCCTTTACACCCCTTCTTATCTTTAACAAGAGCATAGTTTTTGTACTTACTAAATTCCAATTCTAATTGACCTTTTGTATATGTCTGCACCCAAGCAATACGAGGTTGTTGTTGAACATCATTAGTAAAGAAAGTCCACCAGAAGAATTCCTGTGGATTAAGAATAACGTTAAACGGCTTTGCATCCATCTTTACATACTCTTTTTTTGTCTCGACTTCACCTGTAAGTGAGTTAAAAGAAATCACTCGATCTCGCATCGCTCCACCACTCTTATATCCTTCGTATTCAAAAAGAGTTCCATGACTTAACATATGCCACACTTCTCGGAAAGCTGACATGGTTGGATTACCATCGAGAAAAGTTTGTCGAGTTACGTGCTTGAAAATTTCCGCTCGAGTAGCAGACCGTAATCCTTTTTTATTAGTGGCCACAAAAGACATCCCTGGTACCTGGAGTCCTATTCCAGCCGCTACCGCCTTGAGTTTTACTCTTGACACATTGTCCATCATGTTCGACTGCCAATCTTCTTTACCTTGTGATTCTCGAGACTGAGTATAACCATTCAAAATCATCTCGGAGTCATCCACCATATCATTCCATGACCGCTCCCCATCTGGACCAGAGAAATGAGGCATCACCTTATCCTTGAGATCAATCATCTCATGTAGATATTTGTATGCCTGTGTGCGAGCTGCCGACTGCTCTGGTGTTTCTGTGTAGATTCCCATATGGTTTATTATACATTACTTATTGACCTCTAATAATTGATCTCGCTCCCGATGGTCCAATGTTCGTTTTCCTTGCTTCTTACCGGTTACGGGGTCCTTTCGCTCTGCATAATCCTGATCACTCAGTAACCAAGTATCTTTTCCAAGATCATCCCATCCTTTATGATACTCATCTTTACTAAAACTACTTTGCCCAACAACCTCAAGGATTTCCTCCTTGGTAATCTTCTCTCCAGTATACCCCTTGAACCGCATAATTAATTCCTGAGCATCCACATATGAAATCTTCTCAGCTTTAACTGCTCGACCTAAATACCCCTCCATCCAAGTTGATGAATCATGAACCTCAGTAGTAACCAGTTCTAAGTTCTCCATCCGGTTATTTCCACCAAGAGTCAAAGGTAGTTTGTGCTCCAACTTAACTGTAGTTAAGTCAGTTACTCCCTGTTCTTTCGCTAACGTAGCTTTAATTTCAGCCGAACCTCCATTACCTTTTTCAGGAATACGTCGCACGGTAACCATACCACCAAAGCCACCTCCAACTGTGGTTTCGATATGTTGTCCTTTAAAGATATGACTAAAAGCCTGAATTGGATTAGTACCAATAGCATAAGCATAATCAACAACCTCTCGGATAATAGATTCCGGATCTGTTTCAACTCCTTCAGCAATCTTTACAGCTTCCGTTTTCTGTTCTTTATTTACTTCACGATAAATCTTCTGCTCCTCTTCAGTCAATTCACCAAGCACCTGACGAGCTTTATCTTTATATCCATTAGCCACCATCGCTCCAACAGCTCGATAGGTTGGTAGCATATCTCTTTTATCCTTCTCTTTCTGGATAGCTTTTTCTTCCAAAGCAACCTTGCGAAGAATCGCTTGCTCCTTTGGATCCATATTCTTGATTTCAGCTTTGATGGCTTTCTTAACTTCTTCATCGCCACTCTGAAGATGTGATTCTATTTCATGATGAAGTTCACGCATCGCATCCTCTTGAGCTTTTTCATAACTAATATTTGGCGACCACTTCCCGAACAACAAGTTCTGAGCAACTCCAGGATAACCAGGACGCACCGCTGGATCTGGATCTTCTTCTGACAAATGAAGAGCACCACCAACAGTTTTATCTAACTGGCGTCCACCAAGTGGAGTACCTATCTTGAACATCGACTTCACTATAAGAGCTGCACGTTTCTTGTCTGTCAGGTCATTACCCTCTGAGTCTTTACCATACCCAGCTTCAAACAATGGACTTATCGCGTTCCAAAGTAATGGAGAAGTACCATATTTCAACGGATCACCTTCACCAAAGGTTTTCTTTCGATCGTCATCACTCATGCCTGAAGCCCACTGTACTCCACCCATTACATACTTTCCAAGCGGAATACCATCAGTGACTTCTCCACCCATACGGCCAGCGATACGCTTTGCCTTATCTGATTCGGCATCATTATAAATATCGTAAGCATCTGAAGCTGCTCCACCAAGGTTCATAGAAACCTCCTGACCAGTCAGTTTTTCAACACCCATGTTCATGTAATAGGTAGCAAGAAGATAGTAGGCGATTTTGCCACCTTCCTTCTCTCTCACTCTTTTACTTAAAATCTGAAGAGTTTTCACTGCTTCCAAAGTAAATGGTGCTACCAATTGGAAGAGCTTCGCTTTCTGCATGATTGATACTTCGCCAATTCCACGACCTCCAATCATCTGGCGAGTTAAATCATCTGCATATTTCACTGGGTCAGCCACTCCAAGTGCTATCCCTTTTTCTCGTAAGGCATACCATCCATGGACTGAAGCTACCTCATCAAGACTAGCAATCATCCACCCGGCTTTATCTGTAGTCTTTTCCCAGAACCCAACACTAAGACCACGCTGGGAATTAGCCATAAATCGTTCAGTCAAGAAATCACTCTGGTGCCAAGTCATCTCTCCTCCTTTACGAAGATCTGTTGTAAACGTCTTCATTCCTCTTGCTACCGCTACTGGACCAGCTTCTGATACCAAGTTCGGCCAGTTGAAAGCTTGAGCAAGTGCTGTACCGAAGTTACCAAGGACTGCGTTTCTTTTCGCTCGGTTGTTAAACCAGTTGACCACTTCAATAGTCTGACGACTGCCGGGCATCCAGTCGAGTCCGGCATCGATTGGATTATAAGCAAAAGCCAATTCGTTATTCCAGGTCTTTATAAAATCAATATAACCCTGTGGCCCACCTTGTTTCTCCATCGCATTAATGAACGCATTAATCTTTGAAATCTCAGGGTTCAAATGCTTAGTGTAGGTATACTGCGGAATATAATTAGCAAAACCACCAACCGCATCACGAATGGTTTTCTCACCTTCTCGAGCCTTAGTGAAGGAAAACTTTCGAGCAGCTGTGGTTAAACTCTCATCACGAATGTTACCAAGTGAAGGATTTTCAAAGTTATTCTTTAATTGACCGAAGTCACTAAGTTCATCGAAGTGCCGGAAGTAATCATCTCGTTTAGGAATCTGACTCCACTTTGGTCGACCAGCATTGAGAGTTGTGAGCATATCATCGTACTTTCCGCGGAACCATTCAGAGGCTTCTTTGATCTGATTAGCTCGCTCAACTCCAAACTCGCGAACCACTTGGTCATAAGTTTTCAATCCTTCCCCAAAGTCCTGAACCGCAGCACTAGCTTTACTCTTTCGAGTGATACCTAATTTTTTGACAATAACATTGGTGAGTTCCTCATTAAGATCTATTGACTCCCGAGCGTAGCGTCCTTTAGCAGCATCAAAAGGATCAAAGACTTTTTCTTTAATCAGTGCCCAGTTTTCTTTAAGGACACGCTCAGAGACAGCGAACACATCGTTACCATAGGCAGTGAACTTACCGACGTCCTTTACATCACCACCTTCGAACTTGAATTCAACCTTCTCCATCCACTTAATATCCTTACGTGGAGCCTTTGGCATCGCTAGTCGAACTTCTTCACCTCTATTGGCAACATATTTCTCAAGGTCAAAATCAGATGGTTCATCATCTTCAAAGACATTTTTCTTGTCCTTTACTGCTTCAGGCTTTGTTTTTGTGACTCCAGGCTCTTCACGCAGTCGAGGAACTCCAGGCAACGCTGTATTCTCACGCATTGACTGTACAATCGCTCCTGAACCATCAACCGCTGGCTTTGGACCTTTCTTGACAATCCCAGCCAACCTAGCAGTCTCATCAACCATCGCTGTATATAGCTCCATATGTGGACCACCATGGATAGTTGGTGCACCTCCTCGACCAAGAATTTCTGTTACTTCATCAAAAAGGACTACATTCTGTAGATTTTTAGGTACCCACTCTGGCATTCTTTGAATCATCTCACCACCATTTTCAGCTACGTATCTAGCTTCTTCAGAAAATTTTGCAATCTGAAAAAATACCTTCTTTTCATTCTCAGCAAACTTACGAGCCTTTGCTTTTGTAACCGCTGCCTTACCATACCGCTCTTGGACGTGTACTGCCAATATTCCTAAATTCTCTTTAACAGGATCAGCCACCTCATCTAGTTGTTTACCCCATTTTACTTTTTTAGGATTAAATACTGCTGTACTATAAATATCAGCCTTAGCTGCTACTTGTTTCCCCACTGCATCGAAAACTGGAGAGCCAGAAGGGCGTTCTAACAGCCGTGCAGCATCAAAGCCTGCCTTCTCTACCTCCTTTAGATACTTTGTACCAACTTGCCAGTCTGGAGTAGCCTGAAGGGCATCAGCAGCTTCTGGAGACACTTTGCGAAGAGCTATAATATCTTCTGATTTACTTGAATCAAAAATCTTTAAATCCTCTGGTAACTCTGCTGTATGGATCACACCTGGTTCATTTGTTTTTATAATATCTTTTATTGTATAACCACGGGCATAATTAATCCCATCCTCAGTCTTATCAGCAAAGAACACAGGACCGGTAGTATCTTTAGGAACCTCCCCAGCTCGGACTACCTCTTGAATCTTAGGAACAATGTTTTCAATAAACCGCCCCGGCTCAGTTCGGATTGTAGCTTCGATATTATCAAGAGTTTTTACTAAACCTTCCACTTTCACTCCAGCTTGTTCTATTTGATCCACTACTCGGCGGTAAGCTGCTACAGTATTATCAGCTTTTTTTATCACTACTCCAGCCTCACCAGCCGCCTCTCTGATATCACTCTTAAAGGTTGATACCTCATCAGAAAAAGCTTTACCGCTAACAGTTATTGGATCAGTAGCATCTACTGTTTTTAGAACAGATTCTTCAATACCGGTTTTGACCTTCTGGTCATCAACTACATTTTTTAATAATGTTGTTACTTCTTCTTCTGTCGTTGCTTTTACAGCATCATCACCCCACTTCGCAATCACATCTTCTTCTATTCCAATATTTCGCAGAACTGTTTGAGCTTCATCTAAATTTGAAGCCGCGCTAATAGCTTTAAATACAGGCTTTGCCACCTTACTTACTGCAGCTTTAGCAAAGGTACCAACCGGACCAATTGCGTCAAGTTTTTCTAAGGTTCCCCAGAAAGCTCGCGAGAATACTAAACTCCTTTTCACCCTCTTCTCCTCTTCAGTAAGTTCATTAATTTCAGTACCATTAATTATCTCGGTAGCTAATTCACTGCGACGGTAAGGATCTGGAGTTGACCTCTGGAAGGCTCGTTCGTATTGGTTGTACTTCATTTCATCTGACTTTAAATTCTCTTCATACATCCAACCAATAAGACCATTATCGCCTTGAACCGCAGTACCAAAAAAAGCCTCGCGCACCGGTTCCGGTAACTTTCCTTTTAACCATTCGCGAGTATTCTTTTCCCGAATTTCTTTATTTGTTTCAATAACTTCCTTAGAGATTTTTCCATCTTCACCATAGAGGCTCTTAACCTCCCCTCCTGTTCCACTAATCTTTAATCCAGGAGCCCGCACCAAAGGAGTCGAAGGCGTAGTATTTGGAGAAGGTGGAAGAACTTTAGCTGGCTGTAAATCTTTTGGAAGAGCATGAGTTGATTCACTTACACCGAAATCAGGTAGCCCAACATTCTGAACTACCTTTTCTTGTTCTTTCCTTTTTTTATATTCAGTATATAAAGACATAATTATTCTTTTTCTCCGTACACGTCATCCCAAAGATCTCCAGTCTCAACTGACTCACCCTTCTTATCCTTCTCTACGGGAGTACCCCGAGCATCTCTCCACTCATTATAAGCAATAGTGAAAGGAATTGACATTTTCTCTGTCTTCATCATTTCAAGATAAAAAGCCATAAAGCTCTTCAACTCATCTTGAGTATGCTTTTGCACATTATCAAAGTAATCTAAATTCTCTGTTCCAAACAAACGAACCGCTTCACTCTTCACATCTTTAGCCGCCATGGTAATAAATTTATCAGCCGGACCATAAGTTGCTAGAGGTTCGCCACTACTCTTGAATTCAAGCACAGTCTCTTCTGAACCATCTTCATCCCTTGTAACAATATTATTTCCACTTCTATAGTACTCCTCACCATAGGCAGCCAATGAAGCGTTAATCGCTGCATCGATGTCTCCACCTTCAACTAACGAAGAAATTACTTTTGCGGCTTTCGTATCACCAGTTTCGGTAGCCACTGAAAGAGCTAACTCACGTATATAATTCTGATTATCTACCTGAATCTGTTTAGCTTGAGCAGCTTCATCAGCTTTCATCTGTTCCATATCTTGTGCAAAACCAGTGGCGCTATCTAGTAAAGACGCTTCGATAGGAGCTGAACTATTATCAAATGCTTTCAGTACACTACCAAACGAGGTTGCTGGAAGTGCTCCGGAAGGAATAACTCCACCCAACATATCCAAAGTTTGATCTTGTCGCTGGGTACGAGCTTTATCAATTGCCGTATTCAAAGCAGCACTAAAATTAGTTATACGACTAGTCGCTTCATCAGGATTAAAATCTGCTGTTGGAGTAACCTTCGCTCCAGTTTGAGTTTGAGAAACAACTGAAGGAGTAACCACTTTGCTTTCAACATAAGAAAGCTCATCTTTAGAAAGATTAGCCCCACCCTTCTCATACGCAGAAACAAGCTTCTGGTCAATACCAGGCATTCCTTTTAGTATATCTAGTTGATCTTGATTTAATCCAGCCATATTAATTATTATAACTTAAAGCACGCCCGGAATACGTATCGGTTAATAAATGACACTCCTTACAGAGCACCCTTCCATTTTCTATCTTCCATAAAGCCTTACATCCGATTGCTTCATAGACAGTATTAATATTATTCTCCTTAAGTAAAAAACTTAGGGGAACTATATGATCCACATGCATAAGACAGAACTTACCCTTTTTACTCTCCACCTCACACTCACCACAAATGTACCCATCTCTTTTTATCACAGCTTTTCTCCACTTTTTATATGGAGCAGATGTTCTTACTGCAAAATTCAAATCTGTCTTAGTCCCATCTCCAAAATGATGCTTTCCTATTCGAACTCGTAATCGTTGAGCACATGAATGCGAACAGCACTCTTGAATATTAGAAATAATAGTCTTAAATTCCTTTTTACAAAACAAACAATCTCTCTTACTAACAGTATGTAAACCTTTATTCCAGGCTTTTTGAACACCTTTTTTTCCTTTATTCCAAGATTCCATACCTTTATGAGAACAAGAACCACATAAGCTCCCTCTATTTTTTATAGTTCGGTATGTACTCATTTTTACAGTCCTTTCTTTTTTACACTCCGAACAAACAACATCAAAAGTTTTGTTTAAATAAATAGACCTAAGTTTTTTATTATATTGACATTTCATAATTTATGTGTCAGAACACAAAGGATTGGGCAGCTTGTATTGTGTTTTGCAAACGTTTCTCTGGTATGTCACCCGTGATATTACCTAAAGGCGCTGGAGCCCCTGCTAAATCAGGGAGATTTCCCGTTCCCGTTTGCGCCTCTGCCTTGCGCAAAAAGTCTAATTTTCCTTCCGCTGTCAGTTCTTTCAACCGAGCAATCTCAGCAGCGGTATCACGTTGCCCTCTACTCAAAGAACGATCTTCTTGTGATTGCTGGTAAGCAAAGGTTCGATTCTTTGATTCCCTTAGATCACCAGTTGCTTCATTTAAGAACCCCTCCTTCTTCGCTCGACGTGAAGACTGAGTAAACCCAGTAGCAGCCATACTCTGTTGTAGGTTCTCCAAATTCTGGCCATAAGCTCTATCAATCTCACGCATCACTGACGCTTGTTCTAATGTCATGAAATCCTTCTTGCTCTGATAGTCTTGCTCCAAGTCATCACGACGCTTAATTAGTTGAGCTTCTGCAAATTCCGCCTCATTATCAATCGAGACATATCCACGTTCGATAGCATCAACCGCCAGAGTTAATTGTTGAGCAAAGTAAGGGTCATTAATCTTCGCAGCAGTCTTCAGTGCTTCAGCAAACTTAACCGCCTGCTTTTGATCATTATTCGCAATCGTATTAAATACCGCCAACACTGCTTCCTGATCTTCTTTACTCAACTTCTTAAACTCCGCCGAGTTCTCTAAATCAGTTGAGTCCGCAGTACCGCCAGTCTCCTCTGGAGCAGGAACATCTTCAACAACAGCCGCAACTTCAGGCGGAGGAGTCCCAGCTGGTTGAGCTGTACCATTCAAGGCCGCGAGTGCAGCATCTTTAGCCCATTGGATTTGCTTGGGAGTCCAGCCAATACTAGCTCCAGTAGCTTCAATCTCCGCTATCTTTTCAGGAGACAGAGTCTTTTTAGCTGGAGGATTAGCAGCATCTCGCGCATTAATATCAGCTTGAGTATAGTAAGTATACTTACCACTTCTTATCGATTTTATATCACCGACCTTAGCTTGGTCCAGACGAACAGAGCGACCATTAGAAGAGGAACTACTACTAGAAGAAGAGCTACTGCTCTTAGCAGCTTTCAAATCAGTATAAGCCGCCTGTGCTTTTGACTGTGATGTGGTATACACCTTCTTTCCCCCATAGGAAGCGACCCATTTTCCATCTGTTGTTTTGTAAACTGCCATATTACTAATTATTATACCTTACTATTAAACTTGTATTTCATAAGAAGTTCCAGTTGTTCCAGTTGTTCCAGCTGATCCAGCTGATCCAGCTCCACGTCCAGAACCTCCAGCACCTCCAGCTCCTCCAGTTAGAGTATAACTTCCGGTCCAGTTCTTTTTATTATAAATTACCACACTCACACCTCCAGCACCGCCACCGCCGCCACCGCCACCACCAGTATCTCCTGCACTCGCATAACTATCCCCTCCATCCCCTCCATCCCCTCCAATTGATTCTATAACAATTGCTCCTGACCAATTTTTTACTGCCATCCAAACAATTGATCCTGAAGCACCAGCACCGCCACCGCCGCCACCGCCACCATTATCAAAATCATCTGTTCCTCCACCACCTCCTCCTCCAGACCCAGCTGACCCTAGTATTTTTTTGTGGGTACCATCAAAATCAACGTCCTCCATCTCATAAATCCCATAAACACCTGTTCCAAATTTTAAATCTGGAGATACTACTGCACCTCCTGACGAAACTGCTGGTCCAGTACCGGCTGGTGATCCAGCTCCTCCAGCTCCTCCAGCTACTCCAGCTACTCCGATACCAGGGTCTACTGCCCCTCCGTTTGATCCTGCAGGTGGAGCACTTAAAAGACCAGCATTTTGACCAGCAGCCCCAGCAGCACCAACCGTAGTTTTGAAATACCCGCTACCTGTTGAAACTCCTCCAGCTCCTCCAGCTCCTCCATTAGATAAAGTTCCATTACTACCAGCTGTACCATTACTTGCCAACACACCTTTAATAGTCCCAGATCCTGATGTGGCACCATCTACGTATACTTTATAACCATCTGCAATCAGGGTGATACCTGAATCAATATTTAGTGACAGCGCATATAAATTCCGTAAAAGTGTATAAGTATTTCCAGACTTGCTGATATGTCCAGCATAGGTATTAGTTCCATCTAAATCAATTACTCCATCTGACCCATCACCGAAATTAGCTTCTGAAAGTGTTGGAATTAAAACTGTACCTGTACCGCTATCATTTATATCTCCAGATGTATTATTATTAAATGACGGAGCAACAATATAATTGTCATCACAAGTTGTAGCAGCTATATTCACACCGTAACCTCCATTATTTGTAATAGATGTTGTAGAAATTGAAATACGATCACTTGAAGCTGTTAGTTTTATTCCATCGCTTGTATTCTCGGATATGGTACATCCCATCATCTGTATATCAGAATTATTTGAAACAAATTCAATACCCTTACCACTATTAACGTTAATAAAAACTGAAATAAAAGCAATTCCTCTACAGTCATTTAGTTTTATTCCATCCGCTCCATTTCCAGTAATATTTGAATCAAAATATGTTCCACTAGTACAAGTGTCAAAAATAGCTCCTTGATTCGTTGCGTCTTCAAGTCCTGTATAATCAATCTTAAATCCGTGCATCTTATAACAATCCAAGTTAATTCCATTAGCAATCGCAGTTAAAAGAAGACGTGGAAAAATTACTTCGCTTATATCAAAACCAGTACCACATTCATATACATATATATCATCAAGATTAGGTTCAGAAGAATTATGACATTCAACACCAGCACCACTAGAATTAAAAATTGTCACTCGGACCAAACTTGGATTCCAGTTTGGATCAGCTATTACATAAGTATCTGTGCTTAAAGCGACACCAGCGTAAACTTCACCAATATCAAGTGAAGTTGCTGAATTATAACCAGTTATTTCATAGTAATAATCATCCAGTAAAATATACGAACCTACCATATCTGAAGTCCAAGTAGTACCTGAACCGACAACAATAGAATCACCTACTGCGATCGTAACTGTGCCAGTACTATAAACAGAGACACCATTCATTTTTACTGAATAGTTAGTGTTACAATCAATTAAAACACCATCACGGGATGCTCCTTCGAGTTTAACTCCTGAAGGAATATTTAGATCAGAATTTAGAACGTAGGTACCCGGTAATACAACTACAGTACCACCTCCTGATTTATACACATTATCTAAAGCAATTTGAATATTTTCTCCATTTGTTACAGTCGCAGTTTTTCCATTACTAGCATTAGTTCGTTCTACCTTTCCTTGAAGGAGTACATTTACTCCACCATCGCCTCCACCGCCTTGAATTGTTACAGGGGAATCCTGCCCCACCATTGGCGCGTTTACATTCAACCCTTCACTAACGTAATCTCGACTAACTGACATAAGTATCATTTACATTAACCTCTGGAATCTCAACTTCTTTAAGGATACCTCGCTCGCCATTTACTGTACCCCTTACTGCTACAGAGAAGGCGTTTCCTTTTATTGCCTCTCCAAAAGTGAGTTCTGATACACGTTTATCAGTCACACCCTGAACTACATGGCGCTTATCTTCTGTTGAGACTTCAACCTGTGCTCCTTTCATCCCTTTAGAAACTACAACAATATTTTTCGACAAGGACTTCGCTTGATTATATTTGAAATTATCATCGTGATAGACAATCTCATATTCAATCGGTTTATTATTATAGTCAGTATATGTACCCGGTTTATCGAGCTCAATCACTGTACCGTCATCATCACCAGCCACCAAGGTATTGTTCCCACTCGCATCTACATACGGTGAGAACACTTTAAATTCTGTTGGATAGGTACGAACACTCCACTGATCCAAGAGAAGATTGTAACGAAGTACAACATTTGTATAATCTCGACCATCAACAGTCACATCACCAATACTCCACTTCAACACCCGTGAGTTTCCACCGCCAGCGATATTAGCTTCCGCTGACACAGGAATAGCATCAATCCATGATTGGATATTTCGCATTCGATCATGAGAGATTGCTTTAGGCCGTCCACCATCAGTGACATAGAATCCTCGAGTATCTTTAGACGAAGCAGAGAAGAAAGCACAAAGACCACCAGCATTTATTATACTTTCATGCGAAGGAGTACCAAGGTCAATCAAAGTTTCAGGAAAAGCACTATCAAAGTTCCAACGCTTCATTGAACGCTCTTTAAAGATAAGAAGGAAGCCAGGGATCTTTCCCAGTCCTTTCAAGCCACCTCCGCCATCTTCGGGCTCAAGGTCAATATACCCATTACCAGATGTCCAAGAGACTGCTCCAGAAGTCGGAGTCGAAGAGTAATATACTCGATCAGGATTAGCAGTATCGCCAATCAAATAAACCCTATCCAACCATTCAAGCCCTATCGAAGGTTCTTCAAAAGGAACATTAGCTAAATCAAAAGCACCACCAGTAGTAATTACTGTCGAGCCATCATAACTACGAGGAGCATCTGTACCATTCATCATTAGGGCTGAATCAAGGAAGGTAAGAAAACGCATCTTCTTTGACGCTGTGAGCCCTGTGACTATCGTTCCAGTACCAACCTTATAAACTACGCTAGTAGCATCGCCAGCAGCGTTTACAGCCGCTAGAAGCGCATGATTAGCTCCAACACTATCACGGAAATCGTGCAACCCTAAAATTGATTTACTAGCCACTGTCTGACTACCTATAATCCCAGTTCCCAAGCGAGTTACAGCTGAACCTAACTCCACATCAAAATCAACATTAAGCCCAAGCTTCACAATGTTCGGGAGCCCAATTGATTCATTCAACGAAGACACCATTCCACCAGTATGATCTTTGTAAAATTGTGGAGGTAGTTTAGCCATATTTATTGTTGATCGTTAGGTAGTAATTTAGGATCGGCTTTCTGTCGGAAGCCACCGCGGCGGCGACTCATTCGGTTAATGTTCGGCATACTCTTACTTTGCAAAGTTGGCATAGTTCGAATAGCATCATTCAATCCTTCCTTATATGTCTGATAGAATCCTGAGTTCTTATCTAACTTTCCATCATTCTCAGCCTTACACCAGATCCGCCAAGTCAGATAGTCATTCAACATATCGAACCGTTGGTAGTCGATAGTATCCGATTCTGAATCAACTTCAGTCGCTTCAGTATTGTAGTCCAGATACACATTTTGATTATCATGCTGCGCATCTACCAAAGGCCAAAACTCCAGAGCTCCGTTTCGAACTGTATAAACAATCGGACGACCTTCTTCTTCGTCCTGCCACACCTTCGTATCCACTGGAATCGTTACTGTAATAGAACCATCACCGCTCGCAGGTACCCCCGTCAACACACCAGCAGTGTCACTTCTTGTTACTCCGGTATAAGTAATCGTATGCTTTGTTCCATCAATATAAACCGCTACTGACCCTGAATCTTCAAAATCATATGAGTTATCAATCTCAAGAGTCGTATCTGTCGCTACCGCTTCCGTAGTAACATCAGTAAACTTCACATCACCCATCTGCGCATCGAACACATCCGGTTCCGCATACAACAAAGATGCACCATCACCAATCCGGAAGGCTTCCACTGACCGATTCGTTTCTGTATCGTAAATAGTAACTGGCATCGCGACGATGTTCACTCCCCGCTGAGCCTGACCAATCACTGCATTATAAATGTAGTGTTCCGCCCATCTTCGTACTTTCCCTTTAATTTCACGTAGTCCTTTATTCACCCAGCGTACACAATCAACCATTTGGATCTGATTAGAAAAACTAATCGAGAGTTCCCGCAGAGCTGAGTCAATCATGAATCCAACCGTATTGTTCGCCCAACCATCGTAGGCCACTCCATCCGAATATCCACCAAAAGTTGATCCTACCGAGTCTTTAAATCGAGCAAAATAGAATCCAGTAGTCTGAGAAATATCCAGATACTTATGTTCATTCTCTCGAGCTGTCAGTCCTTCAGTCGCTAAGACAGATTTTGAACCTGTTAAGGTAGCTGCATGAGTAATCTCTACTTGATTAAACTCTACATACAGAACCTCTTCTCCAGCACTATGCGCATACGTAGTAGCCGAAGCCAAAGTAATAGTTGTTCCAGTCGGAGCAGTCGAAGCGTGCATCGCTATCAGTTCAGAGTTCGGTCCAAAGGGATCAAACCAAACATACTTACCGACAGCAAAACCACTAATATCTTTTACTGTAATAGCTGTCTGCCCGGCCGCTTCATCAGCTGACAAGAAAGTTTTAGCTAGTGCATTCTCAGCGACCTTTACTTGATCGATTCTGACAATACGATTCCGGTGCTGAATTAATGGAGTCATACTAATTTTCGATACTTACCAAAGCGGTGTGTGTGCCGTCTGTAACCTCTACTACTTTAACCTTAATCGCTAATAGCGCGAGCCCTTCCATATCAAGAGTAGCGATTTCTGTCGTATCACTTGATAAAGCTACTGAAGCAGCTCGAACTGGTGTTTGAGCATTTGTATTCGTCACATTAGTGATGAGCTTATTCAGCGTCACATAAGTCGTTCCATCTACAGTTCCTGTCACTGAGAAAGTTGAAGAACCAGAGCTGTGATCTGCTCGAGTGAACGCCAAAGTTACTTTCTTCGCTTCCTTTACTGAGATTGCCTCAGAGGTAGTAGTTGCTGTTACTGCATCAAGGGCAGTTACTAGTCGTTGTATAGACATAAATATTAATTAAGGACCAACACCGATTCCATTAGACGGATTCATTCGTCGTCGAGCCGATGCAGTTAAGCTTTTAAGAGTCTTCTGCTTTCGCGGATTGACACCAACATAACGTGCTGGCTTTTGCCGCTGTTTTGGCTTTGGAGGGGTTGCTCCAAGCTTGTCACTAATTGTGTGAATTCTTCTATTTGCTGGATACATAAGTGAAAATTAAAGGGAATTAAGTTCCCATCCCCACCGCTCTCAGGATCAGGAGAGAGCGGCAGAGTGGAAAACTAATCAGCTGGGATAGTCTCATCAACTTTACAAGTAACATCTGTACTCGCCATACGGGTACAAGTTACATAAGCATAGTTGTTGATTCCAATCACAACATTTTGTCCGTCCGGTTCCTGGAGGTCCACACCTGTACCAGCTGCCAGAGTAGTAGTCGTAGCTGCTGCTGTAAATGGGTTCTCCACGATCCAAGTACGAGTATCTCCGGACGTAGCCAAGAGAGTCGTCATAGTTGAAGTCGCTGGAAGCGTCACTGTATACGCGGGCATAGTTGTTGAAGCTGCAAACGTAATAACATTATTAGCCAATAGCTGTGCCTCTGTAAGAGTTTCTGACGAGTCAACTGCTGTGATTGATAGAACACCACCACCTTCGGTGAATTCATCAACCACAGTAGCTCCTGACACATTCAGAGCTCCTGAAACAGTGTGGGTGTTAGAGAAAGTCCAAGGGTTTGAAACAGTCGTAACTGCTCCACTTCCAAGACGGTTCTCTCCACTATCACCCTTCTCGATGATGACAGTGTCCCCACCAGTTACCATCGAGACTGCGACAAGCACAAGCGCTACGATTCCAATCCATTGATTTTTAATCATAATTATTGATTACTTACCGCCTTTCTTAGCTTTGGTTTTAGGTACTACTTCGGGTTCTGCTACTTCTTCAGCTTCTGGTTCAGCTTCCACGCTGGCCTCAGCTTCAGGTTCACTTACTGCCTCCGGTTCACTTACTTCCTCAGCTTCAGTCCCAAGCTGTTCAGCCACCGCTTTCTGGTGAGCTGCCATTGCTTCTTCCTGAATAACTTCCAGAGTCTTTGGTACAAACTCAGCTTCTTGAGCCTTTTTATATGCTTCCACAGTAGTGATACCATTTCGAATATAATTAGCTGCTTCGACACGTTGTAGTTCACATTCCTTCTCCAAAGTGATGAGAGCGTTAAGCTGCTCTTCACTCCAGGGTTGGGTTGCGCTAAAAGCGCGTCCTTCAGAGGCTAGTTTGGTTAAGTTCTGTTGAGCCATAATTCAAGCGAATTATTCTGATAATTAGTTCTTGTGTCGAGTAAGTAAATAGTTGGTACTACGATCGTGAGCACTATGACATTTTACACACAGTCGTATGTAATCGTCGAGGTCACGACGGTATTTTCCGTCTACATTAGCCCAGTGAATACTTCTTCCTTTCAATCTTTTTCTTGAACAGAATTCACAAGTTGTAGGTCTACCTTTATGCTTTGTAACCCAAGCGTGAAGTTGTCGATAACCGACTTTATCGCCTTTCCATTTCGGATCGTTCGCACTGAGATTCAGGCTACGATAATCAGAATCACACCTTTTGTTACAAAACCTTCTAGTCGACCACATCTTGTTACTGTAGTCATCTGGTCTATTGAACTTCTCTTTACAATGAACACAAACTTTGAAGCGTGGAGATTTGTCCATCATTGATTTTGATGCACAAACTTTTGAACAAAATTTAGTCCGCTCCAAGAACCTTCTGACAGAACATCCTTGAGGTTTGGTAAATTTTCTCTCACACTGTTTGCAATTTTTCGAATGAATCATGCTTACAGTATACCACGTTTCTTAGTCAACCCCTATGACGCTCCCGTGCTTCCAAATATGTTCTTGGCGCTATCGGCGCCCATTGCGTAAAACATATCCGCAGTATACTCCCAAGTCTTTGAGTCATTCACCTCTTCAGGTGGGAACATCATTGGACGTTGAGCAAACGGTGATCGTAGAGTTGACTTCACGTTACGTGAGTCAGCCATGAACCAGTAAGCTGACTTGTCGTTTCCAGCTGCGTCTTCATCAAGACGACTCCACAGTACGAGAGAGTTCACATCAGCTCGGAGTGGGTTGGAATCCACGTTTGGAGTTCCTTGTACACCTTGTGAGTAAACGATTCGTTGTGCGAGGTCATGATTAGTTGCAGATACAAGCAATCGGTCAAGCTTAATCGGTCGGTTCAATTTGTTCGGGTCTCGATACTTACGTCCGGCAGAAACTGTAGCAACAATCGGATCACGATCGATACCAGGGTTTGCTGTAGCGGCAGCGTTAGTAATCAAGTTGCTAAAGGTATTAGCATTGTGGTTGTTTGTGTGTGATGCACTAAAGAGCAAAACACCATCGCTTGCAAGGTTAGACTGGGCATCTCCAAACACGTTGGTGTATGAAGTTCCAGTGAAACCGTTTGTCAAAAGGTCAGCATGAGATTGATCGATTGCATCGAAGAATCCTTCAGATAGACTTTTAACCAACACTTGAATTTGATCGTAACGATCAAACTTTCGTAGTCGCTTTGTGATTCCAATACGATCTGCGTATTGAATCTGAGTAAGAGACATTGTGTCTCCTTCCTCAGTGTTGAGTGCAGGGAACTGCGCTCCTTCTGCTACTCGCGACGGACGGCCAAGACCGTAAAGATTAAGAGTGTTGAACACTTCCCAATCAGTCTCGCCCACATCGTAGTAGTCTTTTCCAGTCCAGTCAGCGATTGCATCGCGTGATGCCTCGTTGTACCAGTCATTTAGTTTGGTTGTCAAACTAGCGAAATCTGCTTTAAGAATAGCCATATACTAATTGAGATTAAGATTCAACGGTGAAACCTTTGAACCAGCCTTGGATCTTCTTATCCGAAGCACTAATAATTTTTTCAGCAAAGAACAAGTCATCAGCTGAAGCATCTTCATCGATTGTTCCGGCGTTGGTCACAGTGTCCATGTAGGTTCCCATCTGATCTTGAGTTGGAGTACCAGAGGTATCCACTTCAAAAATAGGTACGTTCACTGTTCGGTAAAAGAGGTGCTCATCACCTGCAGTCGCAGTGGTAGCAACAGTCTCCATACAGATGTAGAAGATCGGTACTCCAGCCGCAGCTGTCGCTTTTGTCATTTGTCCAGAACCATCAAAAACACACGCATCACCCTTGGTGAAAGTGGTTGCAGCTACCTGAAGAGAAACAACGTTTCCTTCAGAATAGTTGATAGGTAAAATAGCAATATTGATTCATCTTTTTAAGAAACCGAGATTAAGGAGGAATAAATCCTAACTAAACTCTCTTCCTTTTTGAATGTCCTCATGTGACATTCACGGCATAGTGACACACCGTTGGTTATCGCAAATAATAAATGACGATTTTGTTCATCTCTAACGGGAATTATGTGGTGTGGTTCCAAATTCTCATTTGATCCACAGTCCAAACATTTATACCCGTCGCGCTCATATATACTTTTTCTCCACTCACGCCATTCAGGAGTACATCGCACCTTATGATGATAAGACCCTTTTCCACCCTTCCAGGCATGATGGTCTTTTCCTCTAGGTAAAGAAGCTACTCTTTTTTTAAAATTTTCAGGATGACTTTCTTTCGTAAACTTTTTACCAAAGAAATAGTTCTCCTCCCCTTTATTCCGCTCAGAGGCTTTCGCTTTCCATTCGGCTGTATGGGGAATACCTTTCGGTCTTCCTGAATTTTTTGACATGAGTTTAATCGTACACTCACGAGAACAAGTCTTTCGTCTTAGATGAAAACTTCCGCTAAAAACAGTTGAACATATCTCACATTTCAGATCGATAAATTTTGTTTTAGCCATTTTAATCTAATTACTTAGCAAGAACCATTTATTTGCTACTCCGGATACCAGTCTGCCGGCTGAGCCGACTCTTTGAATCCGGGGAGAGGTTTTGCAGCTGGCGCTTTCGGCTTTACGCCGCCGCCCGCTGGAGGGGTTGCTGGAGATGAAGCCAAGACTTTCGCTGGGTCTTCCGCATCCACAGGATGATCCTGGAGGTAAATCGTATAGCGCTGTGCCATATTCTTCGCCATCGCGGTGGCGTCCATCGGGTCAAATCCGCCCAAAGGAATCTTAGTCAGCTCGTCCCATACTTCTAACACTTCTGGAGCGACCAGGTTTTTTGCATCTCTTGTAGCAAAACTTTTTAGGTCGTCCTTGGTAGCGTAATCCGCTGGGGGTGTAGCTGGCTCTTCTTCCTTCGGAGGGACTACTTCAACATCTTTCTTAGCATCTCGTATCGCGATTGCTCGCTCTCTCTTTGCTAAAGCTCTTGCCTCCTCGTCCTCTATAGCATCTAGTGGGTCCTTACTCGGGTCCTTTGGTGTTCCATCATCATTTAACTCTGGAGTTACCTCCGGTTCCTTTTTGATTTCTTCTGACATAAATAATTATTATTTAACAAATTTTACAGGCTATGACGCCGACCTAGGAGTAACTTCACTCCTTATGCCATAATAATAGCACATTACTTTTTCTTTTTTCTATCCTGCAGCTCTTTATGCTTAATGTTATAGCAAGCTCGCATGCGCAATCGCATGGATCTAATCTCTAACATCTGCCCGGTTATCCCTTGAGCTTTATCCAATTTATTATTAAGGATGAGTTCCATCCCCTTATAAGTTAAATATTTCTCACGGACATCCAGGTACTGCATAACAGCCGGGTTCTGGTACATCTTGGAGAGAGCCATTTCATATTGCTCCTGGGCTAGGGCGCCCCGGGGGGTTTCGGGTTTTAGGAGGAGTCGGAGGAGGAAGTTTCTCATTTACTTTTTATTATTTCATGAATAATGTGCGCCATTCCATGAGTCATTACTTCTTCGGTAGAGTCATCAATCGGGATGGCTGCCCATCGGACTACATGGAACATAGCGTGTAATGACTCGTGAGCTAGTGTGGCGTGTTCTCTTGGTGTCTTTGGATAACGAGGAATCCAAATTACTGGTTGATACCCAGGGCAATACAGACACTTACCTCTTGGTTCATATCCTTGGTCAAAATTGGATGCTTTAAATTCAGGGTCATCAAACTTAGTCTGGATATACTCATCAACACCTTTATAATCGCCAATCACACAATTGATACCAAAGTCGAACATCCCCATGTGAATAGGGATTTCTTTTAAGTTCAATTTCTTGAGCCAGGTTTCGTGTTTACTTAATGAGTTTCTCATAACGTCGTAATTTACCTTCGGCTTCCGAATAAGTAATTCCTAGATCGTACATTGGTGAAGTTAAATCCATCAAAAACCGATCCTTCGCTTTCTGAAACTGACTGTTCCCAGCCGGTCGCCACACATGCAGCTGCGCCGCATACGCCTGGAGCTCCTGTTCCAGTCGAAAATCATTGTCCGACAAGTAAGATGCCCACCAGGCTTCTACCCCCATCTCCTCCTGTTGCTTCAAATGAATCCCTTCGTGTACCTGAAGATCAGAGGGGAGCTTGGCTCCACTAGGCACGTAGATATGCGGGAAGTAAGTGAATACCACCCGGTCCACCATCTGCTCCACTGCAGGGAAGCGTTCAATAATCTCCAACCAGTTTGGTGGGGTTTTGTTTATGTTAGTTTTCATATCCCAATTTCTGATTTAGGTCGTCGACGAAGGAGCGGTCGGGGTCAGCTATAACACCTTCCATCGTTGTGAGGATTTTTACTACCGCCACCGCATTCTCCAGCGCGCTCTTCACTGTGTGGTAGGAGTCGCGGACATCATCACCAATAGCTAGGTTGCCACCGGCGTTCTTCTGAACGCGGTCGTGGATTACTTGGAGGGCTTGAAATAGGTAACTTTCAGCATCCATCTCTTTCGCTACACCCATCAATGCCACACCACCCCCTGCCAACGTACCGTACTCCATGGCTGCCTTGCATGAGTTCACCGTATCCTCTACCTTTTTCTTTAGGTAGTACCTGTCAACAGCTGTTTTAGCGTCGACATATAAGGTAGCAACGCCACCATCAAGACCAGCGGCTCTTCTGAGAAGGAGATCTCGCTCGAGGGGAATTTGTTCCTTAGAGGCAAGTTCCTGGAGGTCAGCTATTCTTGATGACACCCGTCCTGACACAATTCCACGGCCACCAGTGAGAGAAGTCTGCACTGGCCCAGCAATAAGCTGTTCCGCCTCACCTGCATCCTGGTAAGTCATCGTTGTGATGCTATCCCCCTCCTTCGGATGCGTATCGTAGTATTTTGCATCCACATATTCCGCAATATCCTTAAATTCGTCGTCCCGCAGACCATTAGCGTTCAGCAGAAGGATCCGAAGACCACTCTGACGACTCATCGCGACAATCTGCGCAGTAAACTGCACCGAAAAATGCTTCCCAATGATAACGATGGGGGAGGGTTTCTCTTTATTGGCAACCATGGTAGAGAGGAACTGACTGAGGTCTGAGACTGCCTCAAAAACATGGTTTGCAACGATAATAACAGGATTGTCGAGTGTTGCCTCCTTGCGTGTGGGGTTCGTATACATTGATGGAGTCTCAATCTTCAGTGGCATATGAATTCCAGGCACCACAGTAGCCTCCACCTTACCAGAAAAGCCTTCCTTGATGGAAGTATTCGAGTTATAACCGACTTCGAAGATAGTTTCAGCAATCAGATCACTGGAAGGGTGTGACTCCATCGCTGTATAGGCCACCTTCTTGAGTTCGTCAAGCGTGACATCCTCATTTTTCAGTGTCTCTAGGTGAGTGAGGGCTTCAGTAAGCTCCTCTTCCAATGTCTTTTTGATGTCCATTACTGTCTTTCCGCCTGGCATAGGGACATTTATGTCTGAGACATCATTAAGGACAAGCGGAGTGAGCGCACAGGTAAGTAAAGTAGCAGTCGTTGTACCATCACCAGCGTCAGTGTCCTGCCGGCGGGCTACTTCTTGGAAAGCATCCGCTATCGAGTCCTCTCGTTCGTCGCTGAAGCGCATGTGATCCAGAATAGAGACACCATCGTTCGTTATACCATCGGGTGTCATGTAGTTTCTCCCTCCAGGACCAATCGTATTGCCAATACGGGTGGCTATTTGTTCAGCTACTCGAATAACCATTGGGCGTGTCTGGTCTGTGTCCTTGGGCGCGCTGCCGTCGGCGTAGAGTTTTTTTATGGCCATATTATGTAAATCGTTTATTTTGTCTGATACCTTCTCTCGTCTTCTTCCAAAGCTCTCTTCGTAAAATACCGGGCATGGCGAGCCGTTGCTTCAGCTCTTGCTGGTGTAGTCTTTTCATAAAAAATAATTAACTTCCTTAATATCTTGTAACTTGAAAAATTTATCGTTACGGCTTTTCTCGGTTGTTTGGTCGGCGTCGAGGTATTCGACTGTCGATACCACCAGGGGGTCGCCGTGGTGGTTGGCTTCTGTTACATTTTCAATTGTAAAGAGCTCTGACTGTTTGTTTCTAAAAATTATTTCTATTGTCATTTTCGTAAGTAATAACCTTTTAATTGGGGGATTGCGTTTAGCACCTTTTTAATATCACCTTTTGATATAGAAGCAGCCCCGATATAGTCGTGCAAAAGCAATATCAGTGTTCGTTCGGTGACGGGACCATTTTTGAAAGCTTCGAAGCCCTCAGAAATCTCCACAATACTTTTTGCTAAAATTTCGACAGACTCCTCTGCCCCTTCGGTTTTTATTATTTTTGGATTTGCCATACTTTCATTATAACAAGGACTGCGTAGGATAGCAATAGTATAGCAAGGGGATAGGGGTGGAAAAAGTGAAAAATTTTCAGGTGCCTGCCCCCTCACTCAGACGGGGGGTGTGCCTCCGGGGGTCGCCTTCTGACACGATCACCATTCTCCTACACAACAAACTTACGTTCACGCTTGGTGCCCCCTCTCATCTCATGCTTACGTGCCATGGCCCGTTGGAAGTTCCTGGTCCTACGTTGCTCAGGTGTTAGTGGTTGCACTAGCTTGGGTAGACTACCAATGCCATAGCGCACTGCATCCATAGCATCACTGAATGTATGCTCAGGTACGTTGAGTACCTTCCCATTCTTATCCACCTCCCATAGGTAGTTACGGTATGACTTGATGACGTTGACACTACGCTTGGTGACGCTTATCTGTTGGTCCTGTACCAAGTCAATACCCTGCTTCACACTGTCCTTGCCCTTAGTGCACCCGATGATAGGGATACCATAGGTAGCTATCTCATCTATCGACTTCGGCTCCGCCGAGTCTGCCACCACGAGCACCTTCTGCTCCTGGTTCTGTATCACCGCCGCTATCTGGCTGTTCAGCATACCCTTCTGGTGTAGTATCTCGTCGAGTATGTAGCCACCATCATATTGATAGATAGCCACGATAGCGGTGGGGTCATTCGCGTAGCCGAAGTCAAGCCCGTATCGAACGAGCTTGGCTCCGTGTGGAATGTCTTCCACACCCAAGTTCCACCCGGTATATATCTTGCCGTCCACCTCTCCGAGCTGGCCTAAGCCGAACACCTGCCACCATCCCGGTCGGTTCTTTCGTTGTTCGATTGATGCCACGATACTTGGCTCAAGTGCCTCGTTGTCGAGGTAGGTAAGTATGATGTGCTCCACGTCGTCGCGCTGTTCCAGTATGTCGTGGTAGAACCAAAACTCCACTGACGGGTTCCAGTCCATGAAAACAAACTCGCGCGTTCGTACCTCAAGCTGCTCGAATGTTTCCAGTGCCAAGTTGTTCACCTCGTTGCAGAACAAACGGTCACGACGCGGTCCCCGCACCTTGAGTGGCTGGTCTGCTCCGAAGAATTCGATTTGACTTCCTGATTTAAATGTATAGATAAAGTCGGTCCGGTTCCATTGGCTCTCTTGGTAATAGTTGTGCCCTTGCATGATGTTCAAGAAGTCACGCATCGCACCCTTCTTAAGGTGTGGTAGCGACTCAGAGACAATCGATGTGATGGTCGGTGTCTTGTCCGTTTGAGCCATGTCTATTAGAACCTGCAGTATTGAAATTGTCTTTGATGCAGAGGTCCCTCCTTGCAG